CATGCCGGACATGGCAAACGAGGTAAACAATGCTTAGGTTAATCCCACAAGAATTAAATTTAGACGCCGCTAAAGGTGACGCGCTGCCACGTAGAACCTTGGCTGGCGTCGCCCTCGAATATGGCGTAGAGGCCGTTGTATCCGATGGGCAAAAAGTACGTTTCGAAATGGGCGCACTACCTTTAGAAGGCAAAAAACCCAAAATGTACTTAAACCACGACAGCACTAGCCCAATCGGCTTAGTAACCGCTCGAGAGCTTGTCGGAAATACCGTCATGTTTGAAGCCAAGATAAGCGAAACAACGCTAGGCAATGAGGCGCTAGAGCTTGCAAAAGACGGCGTTTTGGACAGCGTAAGCGTAGGCATTTTGCCCGTCGAATTTAGTTTTGACGAGGCCGGCACCATGGTTGTAACTAAGGCCGATTGGCAAGAATTAAGCCTTTTGCCCTATGGCGCATTTGAGGCCGCCAAGGTGCAGCGCGTCGCGGCAAGTATCCACCAAGAGCCCGACGAAATAGAGTTAAATAATACACAAGACGAAAACGAGGAGTTAAACGACATGGAAAAGACCGTAGAAGCACCAGCCGTAATTGAAGCAGCAACCGTGCAAACAATTTATGCACAGCCGCGCCAAGCTTTTAAATTGCCGAGCACTTCGGAATATATCGCTAGCTACGTACGTGGCGGCGCCGACTTCGCACAACTTAACGCCAACATTAAGCAAGTAAGCGTTAACGCTGCCGCACCAAACATTACTACTTCGGACACACCCGGCATTTTGCCCGAAATTATCACCGGCAGCGTGTATGACGGGCTAAACCCAATTCGCCCTTTCGTTAGCGCAATTGGTACTCGCGCAATGCCAACACAAGGCGCAACTTTCCGCCGCCCAAAAATTGTGGTGCGGCCAGTAGTAACACAGCAACCAACAGGCCAGCTAAACACGCTCGACCCGTCAACCGTTGAGGTTTCCAACTCTGACGTTTCCAAACTAAGTTTTGGAACATACGTCACCGTGTCCGAACAAGACTTGGATTGGAGTGACCCTGCAAGCATTGACATTATCCTTAACCAACTTGCAATTGCTTACGGTCAGGCAACAGACAACTACGCAATTGACACTTGCCGCAATGCAATTGTGCAAACTCAATCATGGGACCCACAAGTGGCCAAAGACACAATCGAGGGCATTTACGGTGCAGCTGTACAAATTAGCAACAGCAGCAACTACTTGCCGTCGCACTTGTTTGTTTCGCCTACTGTGTGGGGATACCTCGGCGCTCAGGTTGACGACCAAAACCGCCCCGTGTTTCCATTCGTTGGCGCACCGGGCCTTATGGGCCAAAACGCAAGCGGTACGTCGTCGGCTACTTCGTGGAACGGCAACCCGCTTGGCTTAAACCTTGTCGTAGACAAAAATTGTGACGGCTCGTTCATGGGCCACGCTGCCGGCCCTGCCGCTGGTTTTGAATTCTACGAACAGCAAAAGGGCGCTATCTCGGTAGACGTACCAGCAACCTTGGGCCGCACTATTGCGTTTAGAGGCTATGCCGCTGGCTACATGGCCGACGCCACCAAGTTTGTCAAGCTCGTTTAACAACCGAAAGGTAGGCCAACTATGGCCGCTTACTCGGTCACACAAAAGTACTTAACCGACAATTACGCGGTTTTAGTATTACAAACAAACGCCGACCCGCTCGAGGTTGGGCAGTCTGTAGTTATTACTGGCGTTGACGCGACGTTTAACGGCACGTATCTAACAGCGGATTTGCCGCAATACTATTTTACGGGCGTAGACGAACAAGGCTTTTTTACCTTTGATTACCAGCAGCCAATACAAAACCAAGTGTTGTATGCGCGTACAGCTGCCAACGTCGAAATTGTCGCGGCTACCGGCACCCTGACCACTACGCCCACGTGTACGTGGGTAACGCTCGACAGTCAAGTTGAGGATTGGTTAGGCATAGGCACCGCTACAGCTGCCGACGCTACGTTTTTAACGCAATGCCGCACAAGTGCAAACGCTGTTTGTTACAAGCGTCGCCAGCAAGCCGGGTACGTTGACAGTTTGACGACCTCACCGAGCGCCGCGGTAACCCTTGGCACGGTGGCTTATGCAGGCTTTTTGTATAGGCAACGTGGTAGCGCTGGCATGGATTACGCGTCGTTTGATGGTATGACTACTGGCGGTTCAACAGGCTTTAGCCCAATGGTTAAACAGTTGTTGGGTATTGACCGCCCCGCGGTGGCCTAATGCCCGTACCCGCATACACCGACCTTTTTAACGTCGCGCTAGACAACCTTACAACGACGCTAAACACGATTACGGGGCTAACCGTTACTAATGACCCGCGCAACATTAACCCGCCGTGCGCGTTTATAGACGCCCCAAGCTTTGTGGCGTTTAATTACAACATTGTTGAAATTACGTTTCCAGTACGGCTTATTACCCTTGGCCCGGGCAACCTAGACGCGCAACGCTCGCTAATGAACATGGCAGCTTTACTACTTGCCAAAAACGTAGCGGTTACTGGCGGCCGCCCAACGGTAGCGGTGTACGGTGGGGCCGAGTACGCCGCCTATGATTTAACCATTGACTTGAAAGCGAGTACCACAGCATGAGCAAATACACCGTTGTTAGCCCTCGAGTGGGTACACCCGGCGACGAATTTGACCTAGACCTAGCTGTAAAGCGCGGTGCCAACGTTGAGGCGCTACTTGCTGGCGGCTTTATTAAAGTATCCGCACCTAAGCCCGCAAAAAATGCTAAAAAAGACATAGACACAAACGAGGAGTAACCCCATGGCCACAACAACTTACCTAAGCAACCCGGACGTAACTATCGCAACGGTTAACTTGCGTGACCAGTGCACCGCCGCAACGCTCACCCGCACGGTAGAAGCATTGGAAAGCACCGCATTTGGTGACACCGCCCGTTTCAACGTTGGCGGCCTCGAAAACAACGAGCTAACGCTAACGCTTTACATGAGCTATGCAGCAACCGAAACATACGCAACATTGGCCAGCCTTGTTGGTACCCAATGCAACGTGTTGGTTTCGCCACAAGCACCGACAACGCCAAACACTTATTCGGCAACCAACCCGGGCTTTATTCTGACAGGCACTTACCTAGAAAGCTTGCCAGTCATTAACGCAACCATGGGCGAATTGTCAACCATTGACATTACGTTTACTGGCGGCTCATACTCGGTAGACGTTTCCTAATAACGGCCTCAACACGGCCCGACACGAAAGAGGCTAGTTATGCAGCTAACCCTAAAAGTTGAGTTACCCGACAACACGTACACGGTTACAACCAACCTTTACGTTGTTGTGGCATGGGAGCGCAAATTTAAACGCAAGGCGTCCGACATGGCCAACGGTATTGGCATAGAGGATTTAGCCTTTTTGGCGTTTGAGGCGTCCAAGTTAAACAAAATTGTTGTACCGGCAGAGTTTGACAACTTCATTAAGCAGCTTGTCAACATTGAGGTTGTCGAGCAAGAGCAACCAAGTTTTACAGAAGCGGCACCTACAGACGCCAGCTAGCCGAGGTGCTAGTAGCTGTCGGTTGGTGGCCGCCTAATATCCCGTTTGAGCTACAAGACTTGCAGACGGTGGCTAAAGTGTTGACAGAGGCACACAAAAAAAGGTAGCGACGCTATGGGCATAACCGGACAAATTGACGTTTACGGGGTGCAAAACGCGTTAAAAGAGTTAAACGACATAGACCGCAAAATTAGGCGGCAAGTAACTAAAGACATTAAAACCGTTGGAAACCAAATTGTGCAAGAGGCGCGAAGCATGGTTTCTACACAATCGCGTAGCAACGGTGCCCCGCTATCCGGTATGCGTCGAGGCTCGCTAATTCGTGGCCGAGAGGCCGCTTGGAACGTATCCGAGGTACAAGGCGGCTTTAACGTGCGCGTAGGTGTACGAGCTACTAAAGAGCGCTACGTAGATTTTGACCAAGGCGGTTACACCCGGCAAGTTGTGTACGGTGCCAAGCCATACCGTTTAATGGTGGTACAACAAAAGAGTTTTGCGGGTGCTATCTATGACCACGCGGGCGCTGGCATTAGCGGAGTACGTAACACGGCGTTTATTGCCAACCTAAATAAAGAGGTAGGCGACGCCCCACGTGTTATTGACAAGGCCGTGGAAAGCAATCGCCCGGCAGTAACCGCCGAGCTACTAAGCATTGTGGGTAAAGTTATGACACAGACAAACCGTAATTTGGTGGTATCCCGTGGCAATTAACATACCGATTTTAACAAGCTTTAGTGGCAAGGGTGTTGCCGACGCTCAACGCGAATTTAAAAGCCTTACGACAACAACCCAAAAAGCGGGCTTTATTTTGCAGCGCGCATTGCTGCCAGCTGCCGCCGCTATTGGCACCATAACGCAAGTTATTGCCCCGGCTATTAAAGCGGCCTCGGATTTTGAAGAAGCAACTAGCAAGGTCAACGTAATTTTTGGGCGGGCGTCCAAGAGCGTTAAAGACTTTGCCAATACTGCCGCTCGAGAGCTTGGCCAGTCTAAACAGGCTGTGCTCGACGCTGCCGGTGCTTTCGGCACGTTCGGTAAAGCTGCCGGGCTAGCTGGCGAGGATTTAAGCACGTTTACAACAGACTTTGTAACGCTTGCTACTGACTTAGCCTCGTTTAACAACACAACGCCCGAGGAGGCCGTACAGGCCATTGGCGCGGCCCTACGTGGCGAGGCAGAGCCGCTACGCCGTTTTGGTGTATTGCTCAACGACGCCACCCTAAAAGCCGAGGCAATGGAATTAGGCATATACAAGGGCAGCGGTGCGCTTACAGCTCAACAAAAGATTTTGGCGGCACAATCCGCTATCTACAAACAGACAGGCGACGCACAAGGCGACTTTGCTAGGACAGCCGACAACCTCGCAAACAAGCAGCGCACCCTTAGCGCCCTGTTTAAAAACTTTCAAATACAATTAGGCCAACAACTATTGCCAGCGGCAACCGATTTTGCTAACGGCTTAGTAAAAATTAACGACGCGTTTAGCAATATGCCCACCCCGGCAACCAACGCAACCATAAAGGTTGGCAAATTTGGCAAGTTAATTGGCGAGCTTATTAACCCTATTTCGTTGTTTGTTAACGGCTTGCAGGCTATTGGCTCGGGCTATTTTGACGCCGAGCAAGAAACAGGCGCATACAACAAGGCGCTTGGTTTGTCGGCTCAACAGCAAATGCGCGTAGCGGACGCTGCTGGTGTATTTAATTCTAAATTTAAAGAGACAAAAGACAACGTGGGCGACGCTAAAAAAGAGGTGGACAGTTTTGCCGAAGCGCTTAAAGAAAAACTTACCGAGGCAGTAGATACCGCTAAAGACAAGCTTGCCGAGGCGCAAGGCGAATTTAACGATTTTGCTACCAAGGTAAGCGACGCCGTTAAGGGCGCCCTCGACTTTAACGCCGCGCTTGAGGCTGGCGACTACGGCTTTAAAGGCTTTTTAGACGCCCTACGTGGGCAAGTACGTGGCATTGTCGAGTATTCCACCAACCTTGGCAAAGCGTTGGAAATGGGTTTAAGCCAAGACGCATTGGGCTACG